ATAATTCATATTTTATCTGAATGTTAGGCAATATAAAACTTCATGATAATTCACAAGTTAACTCCTTGTCTGTTAATGCATAGTGTAGGTTTTGTAGTGAATGCACGTATGTAGGAAATTTAGGATCAAAATCACTTATTTCGTGCCATTCACTTAAATAATTATCGATGAATAGTTTTACATACTGTGTATCGTATATACAAAACAAACCATCATGCTCTTTCGTAAAACCAAATCTTAACAACCATTCTGTGGTGATTGGTATCGCATAAACATCACAGTTTTCAGACCCATTAATCCCACAAGCGCTATGAGTTATTTCGTCACATGCAATGCTATCCACCTCAACAATTTCAATATGATAGTTGTCTTTCTCTAAATATCTAGCGTATACATAGTTCCCAATCCTAAGTTCTTTATGATCTATTTTTCTTAACAATTCGATTTCGTTTCCTAATGTAAGTTCTTTATAATCTATCATATTTTAATGTCCGATTCTACGTTGACTGTTAAAAACTTCTTACTTCCATCTTCTAAATCATTTTTCTCCTTCTCTAACTGTAGAGCAGTTTTATTATTCATCTTCTTCACCTCCTTCCATCATTCCTTTTAATTCTTCTGGGAATAAATCAGATATACGCTTCTGCTCTGTCACGTTTTGATCGACCTGGATCTTATCACCATACTTTTTATTATTCATCTTACAAAGTACCCACTTGAAAGCATCAATAGATACCTTTGCAGCGTTCGGGTTCTTTTGTTCGCCTGTTAAAACTTGTAACGCTATTTGTATTATCTTTTCAAAAAAAAAGTCTGCTCTATCCTCTTTTGCGCGCGCGTATTGCTTATTAAGGTTTTCATCGTCTTTAATCCAGTGGTGTATAGCTGCGTCTGTTGGGAATCCAGGTTCTTTTCTGCATACTTCTCTTACCGACATTCCCTCGTTTGCCATTCTATTAACTAGGATCGATAAAATATTAGCTTTTTCTTCCGTGGTGTAGTTTCGTTTTGCTTTTTCTTTAGTCATTTTCAAAGTGTTTTTTGTATTGGAATATTCTCTCAAAAATGCTTAAATCTTTTAGAGTGTCTATTTTGTGATTGATCGATCCAACTTTATCGAATAATTTATTGTTTTCTTCGTTAATCGATTTATATCGATCGGCTAATTCTTTTACTGCTTCATCTGTAGTGTATATTGATCTAATGCTTGTAGGGTAATTTATAATAGTATTTTTACCTTCTTTTATTATCAATTCAACCTCATTTTTTAATGAATTTAATTCCTCAATCATTCGATTATAATCTCGTAATGAAATATTTACTTCTCCCTCATTAACATGCATTTTCAATCATTTTTTGGTGTAAACATCCATTTAAAAAAGTAAAATAATCCTACAAATACACATTTTAGTATCTTGAATACAATGTACAATACGAACACGCTAAGGAGTATGATCAGCAATATTAAAATAAGCTTCATTGTTTCACCTCCTTGACTTCCTCAATGTCTATCACTAATCTTTTTTCTTCTCCCATGCAAACGGTTTCGCCTACTTGCGGCACTCTGTTTGATTTTGATCGAGTGGTTTTGTAGTTTACATCTTTACCTTTTCTAATTTTCCAGGTTATCCAATATTCTTTCATAATTTTTTTTAGTTTAAAATAGTTTTTAATCGATTCGAAAGTATGCTTTTAGTAGTTCCTCGTTGTTGTTTGCTTTTAGGAATTTATTGTATAAATCCATATCGGGAAAAGGGAATTCAGCTTTAAGATTATAATAGGTTGGTACATGTCCGAATATTGAAAATGAATCTATTACATTGTTTTCATACACCATCGGGCATATTTTTTCTTGAGTATTATCGCTCCAATCAGGATGCCAATCTGGAAAAAAACGTTTTTTCGTTTCAGCATAGATCATTGTCAATTGCGCATAAGCTAATGACGATAATGCCTGTTTTTCAGTAGCAAAAATTTTTTTATTTATTGGGTATGGCCCGCATTCCAGTGCGCTTACTTGTGAATTGTTGTTTATTCTGTATACAGCTATATTTTTTGAAATACTTTCTTCCCATGTCGGAAACGTATCTACGTCTTTAGATTCTCTTACCTCTTTTAACTGATTTAGAAGATCGTCTATTTGTTCAATTATTTGGTTTTCTTTTTCTAATTTGTTCATCTCAACATTTGTTTATATCGCCTATTAATTCTTCCCAAGACCCACCCTTTAAACATCCATTTGAAAGACATGCATTGTATTCGGTCCCATTTTTAGTCTTTTTTTCGAATGCTCTTACTAGGTCTTCAATTTCTGTTTTGTTTCCTCTGCTCATTTGGTGGTGAACGTGATACAAAGTGTTTCGTGTAAGATCGGCTAAGTCCTGAGCTTTCCAGCCAAAATACTCCATCATGTTTTTAATGCGTCCTTCTCTGTTTGTCATGTATGCAATTATACGGATTAATCTACAATATGTTGTAATTTAAAATAAAAATTCATCGGGTATATCGTTAGTAAAGACATTTGATTCATTTGTTTTGTGGTTGTACATTATTTCACCGTTTGATATTGTGATCAAGCTTAGAGGGTCGTGACCATCAAATAAATACCTTCTTTTGCTTACGTCAAACGTTATGCCTTCTACGCAACCCCTTTGCGCAGTTAGTTCCTGCATCCTTTGCTTAAGATTGTGGAACTCTACCCTGTTATCCGCAATATCGTCAATTGTGTACGGCCTAAGTGGTGTATAAATACCGTCCATTGAATTATCCCAGGCGGCACCACCTGAAAGCATGTATTGATTACATACGGCTATTTGTGGCTTATCGTCTTTCATTCTTACGCGCGTTACGTTGCTTTTAGGGTGAGCGATCCAGTTAAAAACGCTATTTGTTGCAATGCATGAATCTTTTACCCTGGCAAATACATCGCTCAGATGTTGATCGTCACGCTTTCCAATTTCGGCCTTAATGTTTTTATACGGATCTAATAGAAACCCATCAAAACCGTATTTTTCATAGATCCGTTTGTGCATTTCAATCACATAATCAATATCTGTTTGAACGGGATCTAGGAAAATGAAATGCTTTGATATCCATTCCTTTACAAATTGAATTTCGTCCATTGACATTAAAGGGGTGCCGTATTTTTTATAAATGAATTTGTATGGAGTCTTGCCGCTTATT